ATCCTGACGGCCGTCTTCACGTTCGTGGGCTACTTCATCTGGCAGAACCAAGCCTTCCTGATTGGCGCATACAAGGAGCAAAAGAAGCTGCCCAGCATCGCCGAGGACCGGGTTGAGGATGCGGCGGCGCACCTCTTTAAGAACACCGACGCGCAGGTTGTCGCCATCTTCAAGGTCAACCCCATGTTTGGTAACCGCGTGCTGTACCGGGCCTACACCAAGGAAGGGCGGGACAAGACCCATGAGGGGTTGGATGTCGGGCTATTCACCGCCAACGTCGCGAATAACCGGGATGTCGTGGCGCTTATGGCAAGCGAAGTTCCGTGTGGCCCGTACAAGACCGCGCAGTCCGAGATTGGCCTGTGGTATATCGAAAAGGGTGTGACCTACGGGTGTCGCATCAGTGTGCCGCCGGAGCAGGGTAAGTTCGTGGGGCAGATCACGGTGGGCTGGAAGGAAGAGCCGCCGGATGTTGATCAGTATCGGGTTCTCTTGCAAATTGCCGCAACCATGTTGTCAAGGAGTAAACAGTAATGGAATGGCTCAAACAAATCGCCCCCACTATCGCCACTGCGATGGGTGGCCCCTTGGCCGGTATGGCCGTCTCCGCTATTTCCAAAGCCATCGGGGTCGATGAGGCCAAGGTCGGGGACCTGATCAAGGACAACAAGCTGACCGCCGAGCAGATCGCGCAGGTCAAACTGGCCGAGATCGAACTCCAAAAACAAGCGCAGGAGTTGGGCCTGAACTTTGAAAAGCTGGCGGTCGATGACCGCAAGTCGGCCCGTGAAATGCAGGCAGCTACCCGCTCCATCGTCCCCCCGGCGCTGGCTGCGATTGTTACCGTCGGGTTCTTCGGCATCCTTGTGATGATGCTGCTGGGCAAAGTGGACTCCAACAACCCGGCCATCCTCATGATGTTGGGTTCCCTCGGTACCGCATGGACCGGGATCATTGCTTACTATTTTGGTTCTAGCGCTGGTTCTCAGGCTAAAACTGACCTCCTCTCTAAAGCACCCGCAATCAAATGATGAGCCTCGCCAACACCCTCGCCAAACTCAAGATCAGCATCGACTGGGTCGAGCCGCTGCAAGAGGTCTTCCATCGCTACGAGATCAACACCCCTGAGCGGCAAGCCGCGTTCATTGGGCAGTGTGCGCATGAGTCCATGAACTTCACCCGGCTGGAGGAGAACCTGAACTACTCCGCCGAAGCCCTGATGAAGACTTGGCCCAGCCGTTTCCCGACGATGGAGGTGGCCCAGCAGTACGCCCGCAACCCCGAGAAGATCGCCAACAAGGTCTACGGCGGGCGCATGGGCAACGGCACCGAGGAAACCGGGGATGGCTGGCTGTACCACGGGCGCGGGCTGATCCAACTGACCGGCAAGGACAACTACACGCTGGCAGGCGACGCCTTGAATATGGACTTCCTGCATTCCCCGGACTACGTGCTGGTGCCCAAATACGCGGCGCTGACCGCCGGGTGGTACTGGAATAAGCGCCAGCTTAATAAAGAGGCTGATGCTAAAGACTACACCGGGATGACAAAGAAGATCAACGGCGGTACCATCGGGCTAGACGACCGGATTGCGCACATCAAGCACGCGCAAGAGGTTATGACCGCATAAAGGGGCTTCGATGCCGCTCCAGAAAATTCTGTTCAAACCCGGCGTTAACCGCGAGAACACCCGCTACACCACGGAAGGCGGCTGGTACTCGTGTGACAAGGTGCGCTTTCGTCAAGGCACGCCTGAAAAGCTCGGCGGGTGGGAGCAGATTTCGCCGTACACCTACGAGGGTGTGTGTCGTTCGCTGTGGACTTGGGGCACGATCACCGTGCCAACGGTGCTCACCGGTGTGGGCACCAACAAGAAGTTCTATATCGAAGAAGGTGGCGCGTACAACGACATCACGCCAATCCGCGAGTATGCGGGACCTTTGAGCAATCCGTTCGTGGCCACGACTGGCTCGGCCATTATTACTGTGACGGACACCGCACATGGCTGCTCGACTGGCGACTACGTGTCTTTTATCGGTGCGCAAGCGCTGAGCACGCAGACCTTCACTCGGTCAACAGCCACTGACTTTGTTCTTTCTAGCGCACTGGCTAACAACACGCCCGTCCTTCTCTCGGTTTCCGCTGGCGGGTCTTTGCCGACTGGCTTGCTCACGGGGGTGGTCTATTACATCCGTGTGGTGGCTGGCACCACGGTGAACTTTGCCAACGTGGTGGACGGCGCGGCAATCAACACGACGACTGCGGGTTCGGGGACCTTCTCGCTGGAGGTGGATCAAGGCATCACCTCGGCGGTGCTCAACTCGAACTTTGAAGTCACGGTCGTCAACACCAACAGCTACACGATCACGGCTCCGGCGGCAGCTACGGCCTACGATGTGGGTGGGGGCGGCACGATGGTGCGTGCTGCCTACGAGGTGCCGGTGGGCAACGAGATCGTCACGCCACTCAGTGGCTGGGGCGCAGGGCCTTGGGGCAGCGGTCCGTGGGGCATCGGCACATCTACGCTGGTGGGCGCACGGCTTTGGTACCAGAACAACTTTGGCGAAGACCTGATCTTTGGCTATCGCGGCAGCGCGTTGTATTACTGGAACGCCAAGATTGGCACGGCGCTCGAAGTGTTCACGGTGACGATCGCGTCCCCGGGCGTGGTGACATTCACGAGTTCCGAGTTGGTTGACGGCACGGCAGTGGTGTTGGAGACGACGGGCGCGCTGCCTACGGGCCTCACGGTGGGCACGGTCTACTACGTGGTCAACGCGGTCAGTAATGTGTGCAACTTGGCGGCAACGCCGGGCGGCTCGCCCATCACTACGACGGGTGCTCAGTCTGGCACGCACTATATTTCGCCGCGCGGCATCCCGGTGGCGGACTTGGCGGGGGCGTCGGACGTGCCGGTGGTGGTCAACAACATGACGGTGTCCGACGTGAGCCGGTTTGTGTTCGCGTTTGGCTGCAACCCGCTGGGCGAGACCGAGATTGATCCGATGCTGATCCGCTGGAGTGATCAGGAATCAGTGGTGAACTGGACCCCGGCGGCGACCAACCAAGCAGGGGGCACGCGCCTGTCCCACGGCTCCGAAATTCGCTCCTACGTCCAGACCCGGCAGGAGATCGTGGTGTTCACGGACGCCTCGGTGTACTCGCTGCAATATCTTGGCCCTCCGTTTGTCTGGGGCGCTCAGCTTCTGGGCGACAACACCTCGATCGCGGGCATCAACACGGTGTCGGTGGCCTCGGGCGTTGTGTTCTGGATGGGCGTGGACAAGTTCTACCGCTACGACGGTCGGGTGCAGACGCTGCGTTGTGACTTGCGCCAGTACATCTACGGCGACATCAACCTTGCTCAGCAGGATCAGTTCTTCTCGGGTACCGACGAGGGCTTCAACGAGGTGTGGTGGTTCTATTGTTCGGCCAACTCGAACGTGGTCGATCGCTACGTCATCTACAACTACGCCGAGGACATTTGGTACTACGGCACGATGGGGCGCACGGCGTGGATCGACTCGGGGCTGAACCTGTACCCGTTGGCTGCGACGTACTCCAACAACTTGGTGTTCCACGAACTTGGTGTTGACGACAACGTCTCGGGCACTCCGGCGGCCATCGACTCGTACATCACGTCTTCGGAGTTTGACATTCAGGATGGCCAAAACTTTGGTTTCATCTGGCGCTTGATCCCCGACATCACGTTCCGTGGCTCCACGGCGGCCAGCCCGCAAGTGACGATGACGCTGCTGCCGATGCAGAACTCCGGCTCGGGCTACAACACGCCCCCGTCCGTGGGGGGCCAAGACAGCGCGCCTGTGGTGCGTGGCGCTACAGTACCAATCGAGCAGTTCACCGGGCAGGTGTACATCCGTGTTCGCGGACGGCAGATGTCGTTCAAGGTGGCGGGCAATCAGGTGGGCCTTCAGTGGCAGCTTGGCGCGCCGCGTATCGACATCAAGCCCGACGGCAGAAGGTAAGCGCATGACGTTTATTGTCACGACGGACTACACGCTTGACAGAGTTGCTGCGCCCAACTTGCCGGTGGCC